ACACATGGTATGAGTCACCAACATTCAAACTAGAAGCAGCAGTAATTGCGTCTGGTCAAATCAACGTGGCTTACTACGGCTACGGCGCAATCGCAACTAAGGTTGCAGCAGGCGCATACAAGTGGATGGTTGCTTAACCCACACTTAGCAATAGTGTTGAAGGGGCTTTGTAGCCCTTAGCCCCTTCAATTTTAATTAGAGAGGAAAACATGCCAGCAACATACGTAACCGAAGCAGAACTGCGCACAGTTCTAGGTATCGGGTCTCTCTACACTTCGGCAGTAGTCGAAGAAGTCTGCCAAGCAGCAGAGAACATTATTAAAGGGCATTTATGGTTCAATAACTATTACGCAGCGGCGAAAAGCCTCACAGACAACGTGGCCACACTTTACTTCCAGCAACCACACGGAATGTATGTCGGCCAGAGCGTAATTATTACTAATGCCGGTTCACCATTCAACGGCACAAAGACAATTACTGAGATTAACGGCGCAGTCCAAGTATCTGCCCTTAACTATCAAAATTATTCTTTAACAGCATATAACTATTCAATCAGCTACGCAGCAACAGGTTCAGATCAAGTGAAGAACCCTATCCAACCTTTTGCCACAGTAGCAGCTGGCACAAACATTGACTTTGCAACAGTCCCGGAAATTAGAGAAGCAACACTTATGATTGCCGTTGATATTTACCAAGCAAGACAACTTTCAAACGCTGGTGGCGTAAGCCCGGATGGATTCACTCCAAGCCCTTATAGGCTCGGGAACACTTTACTGGCACGCGTGCGAGGTTTGCTTGCGAATTACTTAAACCCTAATGGACTAGTCGGATGACAGTTGCCGTCACAACTCTCCGTTCTACCATTGCAACGGCTTTAAGTAATCCAGCGGTATGGCAGGTGTTCTCTTTTCCACCTGCCTCACCGCTGGCCAACAGCGTGGTTGTAGAACCTGATGATCCTTATATTGTGCCAAGCAATAACCAACATATAACTGTTGCACCTTTGGCTAACTTTCGCTTAAAACTTTATTTGCCATTACTAGACAATCAAGGTTCATTGCAAGACATGGAAACCTTTATTGTTGATGTATTTACTAAACTAGCAGCATCTTCGCTAAACTATAACATTGGCTCTGTGTCTGGTGTGTCTGTTGACTCAACAGCTGGAGACCTTCTCACGACGGAAATACGTCTGAGTATCTTAACGAGTTGGAGTTAATATGTCCGATCTAACACCTGAGGATTTGGCTTTCTTGAAGAAGATCGGTCAAATCAACACCACCCCAAAGGCAGCAGCCAAGAAAGACGAGGAATAAATCATGGCAATTTTTCTAAACAATAAAGTTGGTTTCAAGGTTGCAACAGTTGATCTATCAGATCACGTAACAGCCTTTACACTAAACCGCCAAGCAGACCAACTAGAAGTAACTGCTATGGGAGACACAGCACACAAGTTCGTTACCGGACTTTCAGCTGACACCCTTACAGTTACATTCTTGAACGACACAGCAGCAGGCTCAGTCCTTGCAACACTACAAGCTGCTTACGGCACAACCGTAGCCTTCTCAGCGGTTCAAGATAAAGTTGCTTCAGTATCAGCAACAAACGTGCTATACACAGGCACAATCCTTGTTGATAACTTGACAGACATTGCAGGCGCAGTAGCAGATGAAGCAACGATTGACATCACCTTCACATGCAACAGCAAGACAGCAACAGCAACAACAGGCACATTCTAAACAACTAAACGAAAAGGGCTAAAATGGCAAAGTTAAGAATAGTAAGGGTGGATGGTAGCGATACCACTCACACAATCACACCAGCAATAGAGTTCGCTTTTGAAATCTATGCAAAGAAAGGCTTGCACAAGGCCTTCCGTGAGGATGAGAAGCAGACTGACGTTTATTGGTTAGCCTGGGAATGTATCCGCAGATCGGGAGAAACTGTCAAGCCTTTTGGCGCAGAGTTCCTAGATACTCTCGTGCGTGTGGAAGTTCTTGATGATGACCCTTTGGACTAACTAGGGATTCCCTTCACTACCTCATTGCACGAATGAGCCTAGAGACGGGAATTCCTGCACAATCCTTCATAGATATGGATGTGCGAATGTTCAAAACGTATTTAATGGCTATGAAAGACCGGGCGAAGGAGATGAAGGATGGCAACGGAAGTAAAAGGCGTTAAGCAACTCCGTTACGCCCTACGCAACTTCGAGCCTGACCTAGCCAAAGAAACCCAGAAAGAAATGGCTGCAGCATTAAAGCCAATCGTGCAGAACGCTAGAAACCTTGTTCCTTCCGTTAGCCCGTTATCAGGGTGGCGGCCTAGAGCCATGAGTGAAGCAAGATTCCCTGCATGGGATTCAAAGATTGCTAAGCGTGGCATATCTTTCAGCACAAGCCCATCTAAGCCTAATTATCGTGGCTGGTCTTATGCAGCTTCTATCCGTAACAAATCTGCCGTTGGTGCTATTTACGAACGTGCTGGCGTTTTACCACCAGGCACAAAGAAATCAAGCAGACCAAACTTTGCTCAATCCTTTGGGTCAATGGAAGGCAAAGGCAGACTTCAAGGTCGCGCCATGTTTGCTGCATGGAATAGAGATCAAGGCAGAGCAACCACAGCAGTAATGAAAGCATTGCAAAATGCAGCAGATAACTTTAAGAACAGGCGGATTGTCTAATGGCCAAAGTTGATTTAGTAGTTGGTATTGGTGCGGAATACAAAGGCAAGCCAGCCTTTAACAAGGCCAACAAAGATGTTCTAGGGCTTCAAGCAGGAGTTAAGTCTCTTGCTAAGGCTTATATTGGTTTGGCTGGAGCGCAAAAGGCTTTCCGTTATGCTTCTCAATCTCTTAAGGCTTTTGCTGAGGATGACCTAGCAGCTCAGAAACTAACAAGAACCGTAGAGAATTTAGGCTTAGCCTATGAATCAACAAACGTAGAAAACTTTGTGCAGGGGCTTGAAAGAACATTCCACGTAGCCGATGACTTGCTTCGCCCTGCAATGGCTAAGTTATTGCAAGTTACACAGTCATACACTAAGTCTAAAGAATTGCTTACAACCGCCCTAAACGCATCAGCTGGTGCAGGCGTTGACCTAAGCACAACAGTTCAAGACTTATCACAGGCTTACGTAGGCAACCTTAAAGGACTAAGAAAATATAACTTGGGACTTACCCAGGCTGAATTGGCCACTAAGTCATTTCAAGAAATACAAGCATTACTGAACAAAACATTCTCAGGCCAGGCTGCCCTAGCTGCCGATACTTATGCCTTCAAATTAAACGCTCTTACTATTGCCGCTGGCAACGCTAAAGAAGTTATCGGACAAGGCATAACCGATGCCATTGTAAACGCATTTGGTGGTGGCAGTCTCGACCAGGCAGTAGCCAACATGGAAGCAATGGCTCGCTTCGGTGCAGACTTGGCGCGTAGTTTTGGCACAATCGCTAAATACAGCGGTATCGGTTTGATTTCTGGTGTTATTGGTGCGCTAGGTAAAAAGCGCAGTGAGTTAGCAACTAAAGACAGAGTTTATGATCCAATGTCCGGCAACATGCCGGATATGACTCCTGCTGGCATGAAAATAGTAATGGCACGTAAAAAAGCCGATGCCGATGCTGCTAAACGTCAAAAGGAAATTGCTGCTTTGATGAGTAAGCAGACTAAGGCAATCAAAGAACAAACAGCTTTAACAAAGGCTAAAGCAGTTCTCGACAAAGCCTCAGCCGTTATGAACATGGATTTAATCCAAAACACAGCCGCGCTTATGGGCAAGGTAACTGAGGATGAGACCTTACGCCTCAAGTTGCAACAAGCAATCCTTCTAGGCAATTCAATCGAGGCTGGTAACCTAGCCCAACAGTTATTGGCTTCTCAATATGCAGCCATGAAGTTATCTTCAACCAACCCACTAGGCGGCTTTACAGATGCCCTACAAGCGGCTTTGAAGGGCGTTAGAGACCTCAGAGATCAACTTGAAAAACTGGGTGCGCCTAAGGTTTTAATTCCATCTTTAGTTAGTGGGGCTAAACAACTAGAAATAGATGCGGCAGATGCCGAAAGAGATGCTAACAATCCTGATTTTGCAGGCCTTGATGCCAGAGGCCGCCCTATAAATGGTGGCTACGCTCAATATGATAGGTCATTAACACCAACTGAAATTCGCATCTTTATGGATCCAATGGCAGCAGCAGCAGGAGTAGCAGCAGCAGTTATTGACAATTCAGCCAACGGCAACAGCAACAGTTACTCTCCTATATTTAGTTGGGCTGGCGGCTTTTAGTGGCAACACCTACCCTAGTTGTTACCTTTGACTTTAGTTCCGGTGCCGTATTCGGCTACCCGTTTATTATTGGCGAAGGCGTATTAGGGTTTAACACGCTGGCAGACCAAGCCGCTGACACGATAGATATTTCTAGCCAAGTAAACAAGGTAAGCATTAGACGCGGTTATAACCTATTGCAAGAGGAATTTCAGGCTGGTTTAGCGACAGTAAGAGTTTTAGACCAAAACGGTGATTGGAACCCAACCAACCCAACTTCACCTTATTACGGTAAATTAGTGCCCTTGCGTAAGGTTCGCATTTCAGCTGATGGCCAGTTCCTGTTCTCTGGTTACACAACAGCCTATAACTACACCTGGGATAGAGAGCAGAACATCGGCTACGTTGATATACAACTAGCAGATGCTTTCCGTTTGCTCAACATGTCCAACATAACCACAGTTACAGGCGCAACTGCTGGTGAAACCACAGGAAACCGTGTAACCGATATTCTCGACACAATCGGCTTTCCTACATCTATGCGTAGTATTCAGGCAGGCTCAACCACCGTTCAGGCTGACCCTGGAACTGCTCGCACATCACTCCAAGCCATCAAGAACATGGAGTTCTCAGAGCAAGGCGCGTTCTACATCCTGCCTTCTGGTAACGCTGAGTTCTTAAGCAGAGCATCTATTCAGGCTAAGTCTGGAGTCAATCCAACATTCTTCTCCAATGACGGCACAGGCATCTCATACCGCAACATAGTTACTGCCCTAGATGACAAGCTGATTATCAACCAGACTTCTATTACCAGAGCCGGTGGCACAGCCCAGGTAGCCAACAACACAGCAAGCCAGATTAAATATTTCCCACACTCTTACACAGCCACAGACTTGCTAGTCCAGACAGACGCACAGGCTTTAGATATAGCCAGGGCTTACACCGCAACCCGGGCAGAGACCACTCTACGGGTTGATGCCCTTACTCTTGATCTAAACACCGCTGACTACGCCGCTGGCACAACAGCTGCCCTCACCCTAGATTTCTTTGACACCATCCGTGTTAAGAACGTAGGGCAAGACGGCACAGTTATAGACAAGACTTTGCAATGTATGGGAGTAAGCCACGAAATTACTCCAGGCACTTGGAATACCACGTTTGTAACATCTGAACCAATCATCGACAGTTTCATAATAGGCAGTTCTTTATACGGTATAATCGGCACGTCAGTAATGACTTATTAAGGGGTAATAAATGGCAACAGGATTTCCAGCAAGCACCGGAGACGTTCTCTCAGCTGCGATGTATAACGGCCTTGTAACTTTTGACGTTGAAGCCGACAAGACAGCTGATTACACGTTAGTTTTGGCTGATAGTTATCAGAACCTAGTGCCAATGAACAAAGCCACGGCAGTAGCCCTAAACATTCCGACCAATGCCACAGCTGCAATCCCAGTCGGCACAGTCATTACAGTATTAAACAAAGGCGTTGGACTCTGCACGATCAGTGCAGTAACTTCAGGCACAACCACAGTTCTATCTGCTGGCGCAGTAGCCGCATCTCCTACCCTTGCACAATACAAGACCGCTGCTTGCATTAAGACTGCAACAGATACTTGGTATGTAGTCGGTGCTATCGCCTAATGATCGGTAACTCTATTGCTGGATTCCTGGGAACGGGTGTTGCAGTTTCGGCATCTTCCTATGAATCTATTGCAACTGCTACGCCGACAAGCGGCACAAGCGTAACTTTCTCATCTATATCTGGTTCATATAGTCATCTACAAATTCGCTACAACATTAAGACTTCTGACAATGGCAGCTTTA